TGTATACCAAAATAAGAGATTCACCTTAGGATCCGTTTAATTACGGTGTGAATGGGCTCGCCGCTGCCCTTCGAATATATGGAAGTCGTGCTCCGGAATGTATTTGGAAAAAGCGGTTTTTCTTTGAATAACTTTTCTAAACTCCTCTTGCGTTATTGAATTAAATACTGTATAATAAATCAATTACATAGGAGATTCAAATGGCAGGTTCACGCATGTTCTCAAACGAACAAAAAGCAAAATTGACTCAGATCATAAATGAGGGTATGGCCGTACTACAAGAAATCGAAGACTTAAATGCCGGCTTATCGGATACAGTTAAAGCCATTGCAGAAGAAATGGAAATTAAACCAGCTATCCTAAAGAAGGCAATTAGGATTGCCCAAAAATCTAAACTTGGTGAAACCAATCAAGACAATGAAGAATTAAATACTATCCTCGAAACTGTTGGTAAAACACTTTGAAGCAAACTGTCTCTGGTTGGCTGTCTAATACTTCTAACTGGATGCGTAAGGACTACCAAGATTGGCCCTTACGCTTTTGTTTAGAAATAGGTGCATGGTTTGGTAGTGTAGGGTGTGCATTTGGTATGACTTGGTTCTTACCAGATCCTCCACTGTTACCATTGTATAGTATTTGGGTATGTAGCACTCTTGTATATGCATGGGCTGCATGGACCCGTGGCAGTTTTGGAATGTTAGCCAACTATGCTTTATTGTTTTGTATTGACACAGTTGGTTTAACTAAACTTGTATTAGTAGCAGTAAAGTAGTATAATAAGACTCGCTGGCTTAACCGGCATGTAGAGTAAGTGTAAGCTCAAAGTTACACACATTGGAGAATAAATGTCATATATTGACGCATTGTTTGATCGCGATCATGATCGCATACATGTGGTAGAACGTGTTAATGGAGAACGTGTTTTTAAAGAGTATCCAGCTAACTATGTATTCTACTACGACGACCCTCGCGGTAAGTTCCGCACTATCTTTGACACGCCCGTGTCACGTTTTTCTACTAAGAATGGTAAAGAGTTTCATAAAGAACAACGTATCAATGGCAGCAAACGCTTATGGGAGTCAGACATTAATCCCATCTTCCGTTGCTTAGAAGAAAACTATTTAGGTATTGACTCGCCTAAACTACAAACAGCCTTTTTCGATATTGAGGTAGACTTTGATCCACTAAGAGGCTACTCCAAACCCGAAGATCCATTTAATCCTATTACTGCGTTCTCAGTTTACTTAGACTGGATGGACAAACTTGTCACCTTGGTTGTTCCGCCTAAGAGTTACTCGTGGGAAACTGCACAAGAAATTTGTGACCAGTACGAAAACTGTTATTTGTTTGAGCGTGAAGAAGATATGCTTAACACGTTCTTGGACTTAATACAAGACGCAGACATCTTAAGTGGTTGGAACTCAGAAGGTTTCGATATTCCCTATACTACTATGCGTATTACTCGTGTACTATCCAAGGATGATACACGCAGACTATGCTTGTGGGGACAATTACCTAAGCAACGTATGTTTGAACGCTTTGGTGCAGAGAATTTAACATTTGACTTACTAGGTCGTGTACACCTAGACTATATGCAACTGTATCGCAAGTACACATACGAAGAACGTCATAGCTACTCATTAGATGCTATCGGCGAATACGAATTAGGCGAAAGCAAAGTTGCATATGAAGGCACATTAGATCAGCTATACAATAAAGATTTCCCAAAGTTTATTGACTATAACCGACAGGATACAATGATTCTTGCCAAGCTAGATAAGAAGTTACGTTTCTTAGACCTAGCTAATGAACTGGCACACGATAATACTGTATTGCTACAAACCACAATGGGTGCTGTAGCAGTCACTGAGCAAGCAATTATCAACGAAGCCCATGCCCGTGGCTTAGTTGTACCTAACAGGAGATCCAGAGATGACCAAGGAGACACACAAGCGGCCGGTGCCTATGTTGCTTATCCCAAAAAAGGCATGCACGAATACATCGGAGCAATCGATCTTAACTCACTCTACCCCTCAGCGATCCGTGCTCTTAACATGGGGCCAGAAACGGTTGTTGGACAGTTAAGAACTACAATGACTGACCATTACATTAAAGAGAAGATGGATGGCGGTGCTAGTTTTGCTGATGCATGGGAAAACATGTTTGGTAGCCTAGAGTATCAAGCGGTAATGAATTCAGAAATAGGCACAGAGATTACCGTAGACTGGGAATCGGGTGGTAGTGACATATTAAGTGCTGCTGACGTATGGCGCCTAATATTTGATAGTAATCAACCGTGGACGTTAAGTGCCAATGGTACAATATTTAAGTTTAATATAAAGGGTATAATTCCCGGACTCCTGGAGAGATGGTATGCTGAACGTAAAGAAATGCAAGCTAAAAAGAAAACCGCAACATCTAAGGAAGATGAAGCGTTCTGGGACAAAAGGCAACTCGTTAAGAAAATTAATCTCAACTCGCTATACGGCGCTATCCTTAACCCAGGTTGCCGTTTCTTTGACCAACGCATTGGCCAAAGTACAACGCTTACGGGTCGTATCATCGCGAAGCACATGGACAGCCACGTCAACGAAGCAATCACAGGTGACTACAATCACATCGGCTCGTCGATCATCTACGGGGACACGGACTCAGTCTATTTCTCAGCCTGGCCGCAAATCAAAGAGGAAGTAGAAGCAGGACGCATGGAGTGGAACAGAGAAATCTGTGTGCAACTATACGATACCATTGCTGACTCTGTTAATAACTCATTCCCTGCATTTATGGAACGTGCTTGCCACTGTCCTAGAGATATGGGTGCTATTATTAAAGCAGGTCGTGAGCTTATTGCGTCAAAAGGCCTGTTTATTAAGAAGAAACGTTATGGTGTGTTAATCTTTGACATGGAAGGTGTACGCTTAGACACCCACGGCAAGCCAGGTAAGATGAAGGCCATGGGCTTAGACTTGAAACGTTCAGATACTCCTAAGATTGTACAGGAGTTCTTAAGTGAATTGCTTATGGATGTACTAACAGGTGCACAACGTGAAGCTATCATTGAAAAAGTCAAAGAGTTTAAATTAAAGTTTGCAGAACGTCCGGCTTGGGAGAAAGGCACACCTAAGCGTGTAAACAACTTGACCAAGTACGCTGCCGAAGAAGCACGTCTAGGTAAAGCCAACATGCCCGGACACGTTCGTGCCGCAATGAACTGGAATAACCTTAAGCGTATGCATGGTGATAACTATTCTACAACTATTGTAGACGGCATGAAAACTATTGTATGTAAGTTAAAAGATAATCCAGTAGGGTATACTAGCGTAGGTTACCCAACAGATGAAACTCATATTCCTGCGTGGTTTAAGGACTTGCCATTTGATGATAGCCTAATGGAATCAACTATTGTAGATCAAAAGGTAGAGAACTTACTGGGTGTGCTTGAGTGGCGTATTGCCGAAAGCACAGATATTAAAACAACATTTGATGATTTGTTTACCTGGGAATAATCATGGCTCTACATAACTTAGTAACCTTCAAACACAGATTAGCACAGGCTGTAGAAACAGGAGCAGTAGTTGATGAATTATTAAAACTGCGTGATCGTATTGCTAGTATTAAGTTTCAAGTGTCATCGATGGACTTTGAACATGCAGTATATGTTGAAAACCTGGTTAAGTACTACGATGAACTAATCGGGAAAGCCATTCAGCCGTTAGAGGAAACACACGAGTATTTACAAAAAGTAAACGATCAAATAGGCGAGCTCACACATAAGCTATTTGCTAACAACTACGAACTTGAAGAACGTTATGGAGATGTCGATCATATACGCAACAATAGACGTATTATACTAAGCGAAGATGTTGAGGATGTTGTTAAACAACGTATCTTATTACATACAAGCTGGCGTTATCCTGCACTAGAAATTGGTTGCCGTGACGGCGAATGGACACAGTTCTTAGTAGCAGCAGATCCATTGTATATTATGGACAGACATCAAGAATTTATTGATAGTACCGCGCACAAGTTTACACCAGAATACCGACGCAGATTGCGCCAATACCATTTAGTTGACCACGATTTGTCAAAGTTGCCACAGGGACAAATGGCCTTTGTGTTTAGTTGGGGGTATTTTAACTATGTAAGTATTGATACAATGAAACAATATTTAAAACAAATATATACAGTACTTAGACCAGGGGGTACTTTTATGTTCAGTTTTAATGATGGCGATACACCAACTGGTGCAGGTATGGCAGAAAACTTTAGTCAAAGTTACATGCCAAAATCGATGTTGTTGCCATTGTGCGAAAGTTTAGGATTCGATATCGCAAGCACGTTCGATTACGAAACTAATATCAGCTGGCTAGAAATTAAACGGCCAGGTGAATTACATACGGTTAAAGCTCATCAAGCGTTAGGCGAAATAAAACCTATTAATGTTTGACTTTTTCTAAATAAATCTATACACTACTACTATTACGGAGAATAAAAATGTTTGATCACTTAAAAGATATTGTACAACACACTTATGGCCTAGGCGTTATTTCAATGATTAAAGTTACTGGTACTAAAGAAGGCACACAAATTAATGCTTTCGACCAAGCAACTAAAACGGTTGTATTAAACGCAGACTTTAAGGCACCTATCGCTGATTTTGTTGGCGTATTTGGTATGCCTAACTTGGATCGTTTAAACACAATTCTTAACATTCCAGAATACAAAGAAGATGCTAAGATTACTGTTGCTACACAAAAAGATCCAGAAGGCAACGATGTACCTGCTAGTATTAACTTTGAAAATAAAGGCGGCGATTTTAAAAACGCATATCGCTTTATGTCAACTGCTGTTATTAATGATCAATTAAAGAACGTTAAGATGAAGCCAGTTAAGTGGAACGTAGAAGTTACTCCTACTGCACTAAGCATTCAGAAGTTAAAGTTCCAAGCAATGGCACACTCTGATGCTACCACATTTAGTAGTAAAACAGAAAACGGTGAACTAAAGTTTTTCTTTGGTGAAGCAAGTAGTCATGCAGGTTCGTTTACATTTGCTACAACAGATGGTAATTTGTCTAAACAGTTAAACTGGCCAGTTAGCGTAGTAAACAGTATTTTAGGATTACCAGGTGATAAGACATTTAAGATTTCGGATGATGGTGTTGCTGAAATTACAGTTGATTCGGGTCTTGCTGTTTATCACTATATGTTGCCAGCACAAACTAAGTAATGCTCGAAGGACTAGAAGCTCGCGGATATGCACCCGGTGGAGGTTTTTTATCTCCCGAGGGTGTATTTTATCTAAATATACCTAAGAACGGTAGTACATTTTTAAGTAATGTATTACTAGACAATGGGTGGGAACATCATTGTATCGGGGATAGTAGTCATTTGATTAAGCAAGCTATTGTTGTATTACGTGATCCTGTAGAACGTTGGATTAGTGGCTTTGCTACTTACGCAACTAGTTGGATCCTAGGTGATGCATACGGCAGTGATCATTTTGTTAAAGATTTTAATTCGTTAGCAGAAAGACTTATATTTGACAATCTAGTATTTGATGATCATACTACACCGCAAGCAGAGTTTGTTGATCAATTGCCTATACTAATGCAGACTACATACTTCCAACTAAGCAGAGATACTGTCAACCATATCTCACAGTATCTAGGTAAGGATATTGTAGTTAACGATGTATTTGATAACAAATCAGAAAATCATTACGATCAACAACAAATATCAAAATTTATTCGTAACAGACTTGTTAACAGACCTGAGCTAGTAGAACGTATAAGCGAGCGATATATAAATGACTTTAACCTATTAGATAGTGTACAATTCTACAATGACGCAAGATAACCTAACCGCTAAACAAAACGACTATGCTGTGTTCCTTCCGGCTATCAGTGGTTTCTATGCTACCTTTGTAGGTAAGCAACGTAACGAAGAATATGTAGACCCTGCACGTTTTCCGCAGGGTTTAACAGATATGGAACAAATGAACTGGTTAAATGACCAGAAGGGTTTGTTTCCTTATAAGTGGTCGCTTTACTCCGGTGGCCACGCAAACCTCGACCTTAACAAGCAAGACTGGTCAGAGGATATGGTACGCAATCGAGATCCCAACACACTAATGCTAGGCGACTCTGGTGGATTCCAGATTGCTAAAGGATTATGGGAAGGAGATTGGAAGGCTGGATCAGGATGCCCTAAAGCCCAGAAGAAACGTGAACAAGTTTTGGCTTGGTTAGATGGTATTGCTGATTATGGTATGACCCTTGATATTCCGACCTGGGTCATTCATGATAAGAACGCTAGTGCTAAGTGTGGTATTAAAACTTTAGAAGAAGCCGTAGATGCTACAAAGTTCAATAACGAATACTTCATGAAACATCGCAAGGGTGTTGCCAATGGCGGGGTTAAGATCCTTAACGTATTACAAGGTGCTAATCACCCCGACGCAGATCGTTGGTACGAAACTATGAAGGACTACTGTGATCCTGTTAAGTATCCAGATACACACTTCAATGGTTGGGCTATGGGAGGCCAGAACATGTGTGACGTACACTTAATCCTTAAACGATTAGTGACTCTACGTCACGATAACTTGCTACAAGAAGGTCGGCATGATTGGATGCACTTCTTGGGTACAAGTAAACTAGAGTGGGCAGTCTTGCTCACCGTTATACAAAGGAACATTAGAAAATATGTCAATCCTAGTTTCACTATTAGCTTTGATTGCGCTAGTCCGTTTTTGGCAACTGCCAACGGCCAAGTCTACTTCGAGAACGTATTTCCTGACAACGGTAAATGGTCATACCGCATGGCGCCTAGCGCAGATGACAAAAAATACGCAACAGACACACGAAAGTGGTCCGACGGAGTAGTTGCTGATGGCATTTACCCACGTTGGGAAGATAGCCCTATATCCAATATGATGAAGATGAAGGATGTATGTATCTACAAGCCAGGAGACTTAAACAAGAATGGTAAAGAAGGTAAAACATCTTGGGATTCATTTAGCTATGCACTCTTAATGGGTCATAATGTATGGATGCACTTGACTGCTGTACAAGAAGCTAACCGTCGCTTTGATGCTGGTGCTCATCCTGCAATGATGCGTAGTAGTGGGCCAGGCGGTGAATACTTTGAACACTTAGTAGAACAAATCTTTGCCGAAACGGACAAGCAAAAAGCCCTGGACTTAATTGACAGTTACAGTACATACTGGACTGAGATTATCGGTACACGTGGATTTAAAGGCAAGAAAGCTATCAACGGCAATGCTATGTTTGATATGTTGTTTGAAGTAGAGGGCGGGCAGGACGATGTTGTTGATCCCGAACTAGAATTTGACGAATCTAAATTGGATGCGTTAGAAGGCAATGTCTGATTTTTTCTGTCCACTACCATGGATACATCAATTTATACAACCAAGCGGAATTAAAGTATGTTGCTCAAGCACAGAACAACTAGCAGTTACTTCTGCAGAGTTTGAACGTAGCGAATTCCTCCAAACTATTAAAGAAACTATTTTATCAGGTTCTGCACCTAAGAGTTGCGAAGCTTGTGTAAAAAACGAAGCTAACAATTTAACTAGCACACGCACTGATGCACTACGTGATTGGCCTAAGTATACTGCTGAAACAGTTCCACACGCTATAGAATACTTAGATCTACGTTACGATAATCTATGTAACTTTGCTTGCCGTACTTGCGAACCAAACTTTAGTACTAGCATTGATAAAGAAGTCGATGAACATCCAGAACTTAAAAAATTCTACAGTACACAATTTATTAAATTAGATCGTAGTAATATATCCAATGAGATTAAAGAATACTACCCAACACTAAAACGTCTTAACTTAACTGGTGGCGAACCATTGTTAATCAAAGAAAACTTACGTATTTTACAAGAGTTAATTGATGCAGGGCGCACTAATGTACAGTTAATTATTACAACTAATGTATCTACTGTTAATCCTAAGATGCTAATGTTAATTAGTCAGTTTGATGATGTACACTGGACCTTAAGCATTGACGCTATAGAAGATGCGGCTGAGTATATACGCTACGGTTCTAAATGGGCGACAATAGAAAAGAATGTAAACGATATCCTCGGATTAGATCATAGTGTTGCTATTAATACAACTATTAGTGCTTACAGTATATTAACATTATCTAAACTTGTATCTTGGTTTATCGATCTTAAGGATACGTACAATAGACAACCATTGGAAATTATGTTTCATACAGTTACATATCCTAGGCATTTACATCCACAAGCATTGTCTGGCATGCGTAGGCACCAAGCACTAGTAGAACTACAAAGATCAATTGATATATTAAAAGATATTGCTAATAATCCCGAACGTGAGTTAGACAATTTAAAAAATTTACAATCTACTTTGGTATCAGCACCAGAACATGCAGGACTTGTAAAGAAATTTAATGAGTTTACTAGTATGCTAGATAGTATTAGAAACCAAAACTTCAACCAAACTTTTATAACGGAGATATAATGACTTGGACTAACCGTATTGCCCATTTAGAAGAATTACATCGCGTTTTGGACAAACGAATCGATGGTATGGAATCAACTGGTGTATTTGAAGATGTAACCTTAGAGGTTTTGAAGAAACAGAGGTTGCATTTGCGGGACGAAATTGTTAAACTAACAGAACACACGAAAGAGCATAAATGAAGCGAGCAGGACACGAACAAGTAGATTTCTTTATTGGCACAGAAGTAGAACACAGTCCGGCATTTGGGCATAAAACTCTATTTGTAGTTGGAATACAGGATAGCCAAATTATTCTACAAGAAGCAATGAATAATAATTGCAGTCATATTTACTTTGGTGCTAATCAAAGTTTCCCACAAGGTAAAATAGATGCCGACGAATGGCAAGATTGGGAAATGATGATTGTAGATTGTTTAGAGCATGGTTGGTTATCTACATTAGATTTTGATGTGGCTATGGTAGAATTTGTAACACAAAGTCGGTTAACTGAGTTTAACAACTTCATTCCAATGATTTCGGTGAAACTGCCCTATTTACAACTATTAGGATATAATGCTACAATTAAGCTCGATGACAAAGACTTTGCTGCAACCAATCCCGGAGTTTGGTGTCATAGCTTACATGATTTAAAAGATCGTCGGGTGTTTACCGATTGGTCTAAATATACTAAAGACGAAGTAATTAAATGAAATTATGGTTTCGCAACTTCCGCATCAGCATACTAAACTGGTTAGCGGCAGGTAGAATTACAATACAAAAAGATAAACCACAGGAATATAATTTAATGAGTACATAC